TACGCTCAGACCGCTCATCGTAGTAGCGCCACTCTGGGTGGGCTGCATCGAGGGTTACAAAGACATCGCGACGTACCATCATGAAGGCAGTAGCCACACGCTTGGCACGGACAAGGCCCCTACCATTCATGGTGAGTTCGCCGTTCTCGTCGTAGTCGAGTGTACCGATGTAAGTCTTGGTCGTGCTGCGTGTACGCGGCACTCCAGCGACGATGCCCTTCTTCGGGTCTGAGGTCCACGCCATCAGCCGGAAGATATCTGCTGCATCGAAATTGATATCGCTATCGATGAATATAAGGTCCGTGCAGTCAGAGTCGAGCAGGTCCTGCGTCAGCAGGTTGCGGGCACGGGAAACAACAGAACAGCCGCAGATGCTACCGATCTGAATGTCGATCCCGTGCTTTTGAGCCTGCTGAGCAAACTGAGCTAGCGAAATAGCCAGCTTCAAGGATACCTTGAAGTCATACGCGGGCAGCGCAATGAAGAGGCTACGTCCAGCTAAGTCGTAAGACTTTTCGTTTTGCATAGATCACCCGTAAAAAATAACGGTTGAAGCAGTTCGAGCTATTACGCAGCAGTCGTGACTGCGGTCCAAGTCGTGCTGCCGGTCGTGTTGATGTATGCACGAGTCGAAGTCGAGCTACCATCTGTACGAAGGTACAGCGAACCTGCAGCAGCAGTGATCGTCGGAGCGCCCGAACCGAAGTAGATACCGAACCCTGCAGTCGAACCCAACTGAACAGCCTGAATACCGCCCGCAACGGGGGCAGTGGCGCTATCAGCGATCAGGTTACCGGGGGTGGAAAAACCGTTGGTCGAAACGACTGGACCCGAGAAGGTAGTAGTAGCCATGATAATATCTCCGTGTAGTAGCACATCTCCCACACTGTCTCTACTAAGTCTGCTAGGACAGTCAGTGCGGGTAAAACCCTAGTAGTGGTAACACATACACTACTCAAAAAGAAAGGGGAAGAGGTTTCCCTCTTCCCCCCTCTAGGTTCTTACGCAGAACCAGTCGAACCGTACATACCGAGCGGGTCGGACCAACCGAACGAGTAACGTTCGCGGGCCTTGTACCGAACGTTTCCGGTATCGAAGTCACCGTCCATGCCCGTGCTCATCGGAGTACGAACAAAGTGCTTCAGACCGTTGGGAACGTCAGTTGTCAGGAACCAACCGTTGGTGTCGGTCAGGAAGTGGTTAACGGTGTAACCTTCCGGAATCGAACCATTGTTCTTGATGGCGTTGATATCGTTATCTGCCGTACCGACGCGGAGTTCGGTTTCGAGCAGTCGCGTAGCAACAAACATCAAGCTCGGCGGGATGACCAACTTCTTCGGCTTTGCAGCGATCAGCAGACCACGTTCATCGGTCCAAGCGGCAATCTGAATGACTGCAGCTTCGAGCGAGGTTTCGTTAAGGTCAGCCGACGTCGAAGAAATGTTCGAGTTGACGCCACCCGAGACCAGCGGATGCGAGGCCGAGAACAGCGGCTGACCATCGCCACCAGCATAGGCAGCAGTGAAGCCGTTATTCAGAACCGCAGCAGCCTTGGTCTGCTTGGTGTAGGACATCGCACGAGCAAGGGCCTTAGTATAACGAGCCGAAAGGCTGTCATACAAGTTATCCTCAATGGCTTCTTCCGTGAGCGAGAACCCGAGGGCAATCGTCTCATGGGTGTAGCGAGCCGTGAAGACTTCCTGACCGTTGTCATATGCAATGGCCGAACCTTCGTTCTTAACCGGAGCAGCCGAGAAGCCCGACAGCTTGGTTTCTTCTTCAAACGAACGCTCAGAGGTTTCAGTCTCAAAGATTTCCTTATGCTCTTCGCCGTAGCGGGCATACTCCAGACCGAACAGAGCGTTCAGTCCGGGGAGGAGTTCTTTGAGAAGTTGTGCGCGTGAAATCGCCATGTGCTAGACTCCTCTTAGACGCCGGTTGGGTTGAGGTACTGATGCATACCCTGATTCCACTTGACGACAACTTCCGTGTAGGAACCTGCCGACGACTGGGTTTCGGGAATGACATCAATGATGCGGATCGGGAACGTCGAAGTAGTTCCCGTGGTGCTGCTGACAGCGACCTTGGAATCGCCCGTAATGGTCGAACCAGTGGTCTGAACCAGCACAGCGTTTTCACCGACGTTTGCACGAGTGACGTAGCTGATGTTGGTGCCGGTCGAAACCACAGCAACTTTATACAGCGCGTCAGGATCATCTTGCACGTATGCTTCGATGTCTGTGATGCTCGTGGTACCGGGGTAGAATTGGCGGAAGGTCGTACCGAACACCGGGTCGGTGTACGTGCAACCGAGGAAAACGCCAACGGGGGTAGCAGCGCTCGTGCCGGTGTCCTTCGAAAGAGTACCGTCGCTGCCAAGCTTCACAACGTCACCAAAGAAGATGGCCGTCGAAGAGTTGGTAGCAATCGGAATCTGACGAGTAGCACCAGCAAAAACCTGCCCGCCGATCAGATTGATCGGCACCAGTCCGTAGGGACCGGAAACAGTAGGGTATGCCATGTCTCTAAGCTCCTAAGTTTATTTGCCTGAACCAAACGACGTCTTGGTCTGCCGTTCTCTGAAGAGGGGCATCCGAGGGTCGTTCTGCCGCATGAAGTTGTTGTCCACGGACTCATTCTGAGCTTGGGTCTTTTCCTCGAAATGCTTTCGACGTTGGGCCATAAACTCGTCTGGTACCTTGCACAGCAACAGTCCTGCGACTTCGATGTTGTCTTTGAAGCGACTGTCCGGGTCCATCATGAACTTGAACTGTGGCTGCTCGCTGATACTCACTGGTTCCCAGCCTTCGCGGAGAGCCGCTGAAATATTGCGAGGGTCGTTCTGGCCGAGCGTGGAAACACGAACCCAACGGTACGTAAATCCGGGCTGCTTGTCTGGTTCGGGCAGCGTTGAAGCTGGTTGCCAAACCTTCGGGCGCTCTTCCTGTTCACGACTTATACGTGGCGCTCGTGCCACATCATCCTCATTCAAGTCATCCAAAAGCTTATTCTGTGCCATGATTAACGCTCCATCTTCATAACTTCCCGGGCATATTGCTCGGGGGTGAGACCCAACTTCTTTGCGATTGTAAGTTGAGACTGTTTCAACACGATCTTCTTGGCGGATGTGCTGCGAGAAGCGGACGCGACCACGGTCGCAGACTTGGGCCTCGGGGTATCCGAAACTTGCTGCTCTGACTCCCCGAAATACTCGGGGAAACGCCGACTCATCGTTTTGTCAATGGCCTGCCAATATTCGTCGGTGCCCACGTACTGCGAACCCCGTTCTTTCTCAAGCTTCTGGTGAAGCCCAAGGGCAGAGGCGGTCATCTCTGGGTCAGTGCCCCACCACGTATTGCGCTCTTGCCACGCAAGTGTTTTGGAGTCTGGCTGCGGGATTCGTACCTGCTGTTGGGGGACTTGTACCTGTTCTTCTACAGCTTGTAAAGTAGGTCGATAACCATCTAGCTGCTGAATCTTGTACTGCGCATTAGTAAGCTTTTCCTGTGCTTCGATAACACGATCAGAATCGCCCGCTTCATATGCATCCCGGTATGCTCGTCTAGCATCTGCAAGCTCAAGTGCTGCTGACTGCTTGAAGCTACCAACAAGGGTCTGTTCGCCTTCAGACAGCGTAGCTTTCAGCCTACGATTTTCGTCTAGTGCTGCACGAGCAGCAGACAAAACCTCGTTGTTTTCACGCTGATACCGCTCCTTTTCGCGGCGTTCGTCGTGCCAGACCTTCTTCATCTGCTTGAGACGGACTTTGACCTTCTCGGAATACTCTTCAAGCTCATCGGCTTCAAGTTCCGCAACGATCTCCTTAGGCATAGGCTCACGGTTTCGGTCAGCCTCGGGAGTATCGTCTTCAATCTCGATATTTGGTTTTACGGAACCACCGTCCGCGAGTTCTTCCTCGATTTCGAAATCGAAGTCATCATTTGGCTTGGTAGCCATACTGCTTCTCCTTTGTACGGTCGCCCGTTTTACCCGCGCGAAATGCCACGGGGGTCTTCAACAACCGCTTCAACCGAGTCATCATTGATGAGACGGAACTCGCGGCCATGAATCTTCACTCGGCTACCAGCGTGTGGGCGGGTGAGGATAAAGTCACCTTCCTTGCACCATGGGCCAGATGGGAATTTACGCACATCGTTGAAGGCGTCAGGACCCAGTTTGATGACAAACA